AAAATTTATTTTGATTTTTTTATGTTATGGTCTTACGAAAATTATACGAAAATTATATGTAAAATTTTTTTTAAACTTTACATTTAATCGAAACAAACTAAAAAATGACCTTTTTTAATTGAAAAAGTATTTACTGGATTTTTCTTTTTCTTTGGTTTTTTAAATATAATAAATATCTATAAATATTATATATTATGACTGAAAAAAAACTAACGAGCAGTTTTATGAGAAAGCATTTGACCGAAATAAATAAACAATTACGAAAACAAACAATTAAAGATATATGGAAGAGTAAGAAAGCTAAAATAACTGAATTATTTAATAAACATTTAGATAAATTTTCTGGGGGATATAGACCTATAAAAGATTTAGATAAATTACTAGAAGGAAAAAAATGGGATTTCGATAAATTTAAAAAATTATCAAAACCAAAAGAAGAAAAAAAACCACCCCCAAAACCAAAACCAAAACCAAAACCAAAACCAAATAAAAATTTAGATATATCTGAATCAACTAAATCTATTATTGATAAAGTTTTAGGAAGTAAAAAGGAAATAAAAGAATTTAGTGGTTTCTTTCAAGTTCTTATAAATAAATCATCGAAAGAAACTCAAGACCCTGTTTTATTTATTAACTGGGGTAGAAGTATGAATTTGCTTTTAGCAGTAATGATGAGTGAAGTAAAAAACGATTGCGGTTTTTTTAATACTAATAAAGATGTAGGTATAGATGGTGCGGCTATAGAATTTACAAAATTTAATAAATTAAGTGATAGTGATATAAGTGATTTAATAAACCAAATAGAAAAATGTAAGAAACAAGGTAAAATAGTTGTAATTCTTTTATCTCTTCCTAGACATATGAATTTATTAATATTTAATTATCATAGAAATGAAGTAGAAAGATATGAACCTTGGGGAAATGAATCACCATCGAAATCAGTAGATAAAAGAATGTCTGTATTTGTAAGAAGATTTAATAAAATAAAAAAAAATAAGGCAAATCACACTCTAAATAAAGAATGGAAATACGTAAATTTAGAAGCTAGTTGTCCTAGATTAAAATCTAATGATTTCCAAAAAAGATTTACTGGACTACAATCTTATTTCAATTTAGCTTCCACACGCACTAAAGGTAAATTAGTTAATTCAAAAACAACATCAAAAGATAAAATAACTATAGTCAGAAAAGACCCAGCAGGTTGGTGCGTTGCTTATTCTGTATTATATGGTTATTTAAGAATGAAATTTCCAAATCCCCCAGCAGCAGAAATTAAAAGAAAAATAACAGATATAACTAGAAAATTAGATAAACAATCAAAAGCAGTTTTAACTTTATTAAGACAAATAGCCGTAAAACAAGAAAACGAAATTAGAAGATTAATAAGAATTGCTATACCAGATACAGGTAAAACAGAAGATATTAATAATATTAAAACAATTCAAGCACTTTTTTTAAAGAAACAATTTCAACCTAAAGCAAAAATAAAAAGTTGGGGATTGGAATTAAAAAAATATATAGGTATTGATGGATTCGATAGATTACCAGAAGATTTAAAATCTTTTCCTAAAATCCAAAAAAGATATAGAGAAGAAGAAGCAAAAGTAGTTAGAAGAGTATTCCAATCATAAATAAATATTATTATTATTATTTATTTATTATTTTTTTTTTTTAGGAGGGACAGGAGGAGGAGGCGGAGGAAATAATGTTCCACCAGAATTATTATAATCTATTTCTAATAATGGAGATTGAATTTTATATATTACGGCAGTTTTATCATCGATAAAAGCAGCAGTTAAATCAGGATTTAGAATATGCGTAGTAATATCCGTTATAGTATAATCTTTTGTAGCAGTAAAAACATAATCACTACCCATACCTATAGCGTAATCACCACTCAAATAAGCTCTATTACAAATTCCTAGAATATTAGCTTTAGCCCCATTATTTTGCGAATAAAATTCTACACCATCTATAATATCAGATTCTACCAACCAATAAGGGAATTCTAATTTTTTAGGTAAATTAACAGCATAAAGGGAAGCAGATTCACCAGCAACTTTAATATTAATAAAATCATCTTCTACCCTTAAATCGAACATAGGTAAATTAGCAGCAGCATTAACACCTAAATTTATATCTTGAGAAGTATCCATTCTTACATTAGTAGTCATAGGATAAGGAAAATTATTAGGTATTTCAAAAGGTATAACTTGATTTATATGACGAGGATTAAAAATTACATCAGGCAAACCAAAAGTATTAACTATCCCTTCATAGGTAAAACCCAATCTATTCATTAAAGAATTATTCCATTTATCATTAATATCTTGAGGTAAATTAATATCGATTCTTTGAAAGTTTTCAAGAACACCTTCCGTAGTAGGTTTATCAGCATCTTTATTAGGTATTACAGAAAAATTAAGAATACCAATACCAGATTGAGAATACTCAAGATGCGGAGTAATCAATTTATCGACAGGAGTCCCAGCTATACCAGAACCAAAAACGGGAGGAGTTTGTTGAATATTAATTCCAAGATATTCCTCACCAGCACCAGTTTGAGCTGTCGTAGAATCACCATTATCACCTATTAAAGCCCAACTTAAATTAGAAAAAGCAAACCTTCCTCTAGCACCATCAAAAACTATTCCAGCATTAGGAGCGCCAACATTCATTAAATTAGAATAATTAGCAGGTAAATCTACACCAGTAGCAGGATTATCATATTTATTAGGATTAATTAATAAAACAGATTGATTAAGAGGATTATAAAAAGATAAATCGATTAAATAATTAAAATTATTAAAATCAGCAGAAGCTATTTGTTCGGATTGACTCATTACAATACCAATATTAAATCTAGTTTCATTTGGTAGTAATACAGCATTAGGGGGTAATAATTCTACGCATACAAAATTAACATCGAGATATTGAGATACTTGTTTAGGACTTAAATTTAATTTACCATCTAAATCTAAAAATTGTTCGTTATTTAAACGAGCATCAGTAGTAAGAGCGTCAGCAGGAAATTCTTGGTCTTTATAAACTAAATCATTATAAAAAGTAGGAGTATTAAAATAAGTATTAGAAGGATTAGGTAAAGTATTAGAAGCTTCATTATAAGCAGGAGGCATTAAAGGTATTGTATTATTAGCTTGTCCGTCATCGCATCTTCCTACTTTAATAAAAGTTTTAAAAAATTCTTTCTGTTCTTGAGTAGTTAAATTTTTTGTTGAACTACTAGTTCCATTATATTGTTTTTGAGAATGTAAAAATTGTTGTAGTAATCGAACATTATCAGCATTCCACACTAGATTAGTTGTTAAAATTCTACCTTGAGGTATTATAGTTCCTACTACATCTTGTTTAAAAATATTAATTAAATCATTAAAATGCGGGGGATTAGCAGAGCCATAATCGATAATAAAACTAGAATTTTTTAGAGCAGCAGGGGATAATAATCTACTTCCATAATACATTAAAAAAGGATTAGAATAACCAACATAAGCCCCATAAGTAGAATTTCCTTGAGTAGTATCAACATTAGCTTTCGTATCAATAAGATAAACAGCAGTATTTTTTGTTGAAGCTGTATATTGCGACCAACCACCAGCACTAACACTAGATTCATTAGAAGCAGGATAAGAATTTTTTTGATTATCACCTATAATAGAATTATTTGGAAATATATCGGCAGATGTAAAATCTTCAGTAATAGCAGCAGCAATCGACGAAGGATTATCATAACCAGCATTAACACCAAAAGGTATATTTGTTTCTAAAAAATTCCAAGCTAAATTATTATCCCCAATAGGAAAAGGAACACCAACTTGAGTAGGAGTATAAGTTATAGTTGTTGTTTCTGGTATAGCAGGTATTTCTGGTATTTCTGGTATAGCTAGTATTGGGGGTATAGCAGGTATTAACGGAGTTCCTTGAACTATAATTTCAGGAGCAACCAATATTTCCCAACCAGAATCCGTAGAGCTTGAGTCCGAAAAGAACCAAAACCGAACATATCTAGTATCGATTTTCAACCAGGTATTTAACCAAGAAGCATTATTATTACCTTTACTATCATTAGTTCCAGTTTCACCACTTTCACTAGGGACAACCCAACCGCCACCTGTTCCGTATCCACCATTAGTAGAAGTATAACTATTACCTAATCCACTTGATACAGAGGTAGAAGAGGTTTGATAAAGATAAGGAGATAAAACTGGAGCTTTTGTAGAATTCAAAAGACCAGAAGCAGTAGATAAATCAGCAAGATTATCAGAAGCAGTAATATATAATCTATCATAATGAGAAAATGAAGATGCTTCAAAAGCATATTTTATAAATTTTACCCAGACATTATGACCCGCAGCACCACCATCAAAAGTAATATGTCGTAAATGACTCGTAGAATAATCATTAGCAGTTCCACCATCATCAGTAAATTGTTTAGCCCCACCATTCAAAACAATAGGCGAAACATTATTAGCAACATCGAAATCACTAACTAAACTAACAGCACCATCATTAGGAAAAGAAGAATTTTGTAAATCGAATGAATCAGGAGTAGCGGGAACTTCTGGAACACCTGGAACACCTGGAACAGCAGGAACAGCAGGAACAGCAGGAACAGCAGGAACAATAGTAGTAGTAGGAGTTTGTATAGTATTAAAAAGAGGAGGAGGAGGAAATTGACCGCCAGGAATTTGAATTGTATCTAAATCATTTTGATTATCGGGTTTTACTTCAGCACTATTATTACCTTGAGTTAATCTTCCAATATAATATCTTCTTCCACTTACTTCTTCCGATACATTTTTACCTTTAATACCAAGTAAATCGATTTGAGGCATACCAGTATTATCCAAATATCCGTAATCATTCAAAGTTATATCAGTATATACACTAATTTGAGTTTTTAATGGTAAAGGACAAGTAAATTTATGATTATGATTAATATATATACCGCAATTCATTACCATTCTATTAGTTAAATATGGATAATTTTTTATTGAGTCAGGTATTTCGATTATATCAGAACCAACCCCAATAGAGTTAATTGTAATGCCTTCGATTGAAACCTTTGAACCCTTCTTCACCTCAATCCCTTGAGATATATTATTAATCCATTCGCCATTATCAGGATTATTAATTTGAGATGTTTGTTTTGATGCGTAAATTATTTTTGTATTCATTTATATAAAACATAGATAAAATAAAAAATTATAAAAGTTTTAAAAATTTTATAATATTTTTTAAAAAAATTATTCTATATCTTCATTTTCACTATCAGAATTTATATCATCATCTATAGATTTTTTAGCGAATTTCTTCCAATCTATTTTTTTAGTAAAATTTTGATACATTTCTGGAGGGTTTTTCCTTACTTTTAAATATAAAAAAGAATATGGTTTCGCAGTATATTTTTGATACATCTTTTTTAATGTCCCTTTAAACATTCCATCATATTCGTCCTCTATTTTTTCCATTTCCTTATCATTTACAATACCATTCATTAAAACAACATCACTAGCATTAGAACGAGCTATTGGACTTAAACTTTTAAAATTTTGGATTGATAAAATAATATTTGAATTATAATGACGAAATCTTGTTAGGTAGTGATTGAATGTAGAATTTCTATCGATTAATCCGCTTCCATCATCTATAACAATCATAATTTTAGGTCTATCTTTTTTATCGAATAGCATTTGAGTTTTTTTAATATTTTCTAAATATTCAGCTTTATATTCGCTATAGCATTCGAAGTTTTCTCTTAAAAACCTATATCCATCATCTAGTTCCACCGACGGACAGAAGATATATACATTATCGAAGGCAGAATTTTTTCCACCCCAAAAACTTTTCGAGAGCAAAAGGTTGTTAATTATTGTAGTTTTTCCAGAATTTTGAGAGCCAATTAGCAGTAAAATCGAACCGCGATTTCTCATTATACTAGGTAAAACAGGATTATATTTTCTTTTTTCTTTAATTTCAACGGGTTGTATTGGCTTAATCGTTAAATCAGTATCTAAATATTCATCTTTACTTTGACTTCTAGTTTTTCGATTACTCATTATTATATATTAATATTATATAAAATAATAAAAGTTAAAAAATTTTTACATTCCCCATTCTTTCCTATTTCTTAAATTAGGATTATATAAATGAGATAATGGATAATTTGGCGGATTATAAGGTATTTCTTTTTTAATAGGTTTTGTATTAACTTGTTTCATAGGTTTCATTTTAATATTTTTATTTTTATATTGTTCCTTTAGATTTTCATATTTCATCATATAACTAGCAAAAGTATTAAAGTCCATATCTTTTTTAGTTGATTTTGGTATAAATTGTTGTTGTATAGCTATAGGTTGAGATTTCTTTTTTTCTTTTTCCGTATAATATCGAGCTTTTGCTTTTTGTCTATTTCTTTCTGCCGTAGCTTCTCTTTTTTCTGATTTTAATTTATTTTTTAATTCTTTTTCTTCTTCTTTCTTAAGTCGTCTAGCTTCTGCTTTTGCTTTTCTTACTTCTGCTCCTTTAGCTCTTGCTTTTGCTAGATGAGGATATTTTCTTTTTGGTTTTATATCTTCTTCTACAATTGTATCAGTAGGTTCTTTTAATTTAGATTTTAATCTTTTTTTACCAGATTTCATAAATATATCAGATTCTTTAAAATCTTCTTTTACTTCTGTTTCTGGTTCTGGGTCATCATTAGTAATTTGTTCGTCTTGATTCAAAGGGGTCATTTCGTTTAATTCATCGATATTAGGATTTATTGAGGGAAATAATTCATTTAAAGTTTCGTCCATTCTATATATAATTCTAAAAACATAAAAAATTCTTTTAAACTTTTTATCTTTTATACTTTTTCTAAACAATCTTAAGAAATTCTTCATAATTATTATATCTATTTATTTTCGTCAGATAGTTTATTGGGATACATAAATGGGGTTTATATTCTCTAAATCCTCTAGCATATGTTCCCCTAGATTCTTTTGTAATATCATTAGGCAATAAGTTCTTAACTTCCCAAAAATATAATCCATCAGTAAATTTAAAAAAAAAATATACTTTCCAACCTCTTAACATATATTTACGAGCCGTATCATATTTATTATAACCAATAATAGTATCAGGATATTTTCTCATAGTGTTATTTCTACTTTTTAATTCTACAGCTATTTTCTTCGATGGGTTTAAATAATCTAATACTCTCCAACCTTTTTTATCTTCTTTAAATTTCATACCGAACCATTTTTCTGCTATTGGTTGGAATCTTTTTTCGTTTAAATCTCCAGCTTTTCTATCGGCTATTGCTTTTGGGTGATAATAAGATTTTGGTAATTTTTTCTTTTTATTATTTAAAACTCTTACATCTATTTTTTTATTCTTTTTTGATTTTTTTGTTTTCCATTTATAATTTACTATTGGTGTTCCATCATCAGCAAAGTGTATATCATCGATTTCATATTTTTCTACTGGTGTAGAATCAGCTACTTTTTGAGTAGTGGTAATTTTAAAATTTTTTGGACTTTTTGTTTTTATCATTATAATATATATCAATATTTTAATTTAAAATAATTAAACGCAGAGTTTTTTCTAAAGTATTTGTTATTATAAATTCTATAATGTTTTTTTCTAAATAATCTTAATCTAATTTTTCTAGATAATTTCATATATTATATTAATGATTATAATAATCGTAATATGTATCTAATTGTTTTTTTCTTTTTTTAGATTTACCATATAATCTTTCCATTCTTTTTAAATGATAAATATCAGAATGCGGTTCATTATCTTCATCAACTTTCCGCAGCTTTCTAGCATAATTTACAAATCTATTTTTCGGTAAAGGGGACATACTATTAGGATTTATAGTATTTGTAGGTGTATCCCTTACTCCAATAGCCCAATATATAAACTTTAACATTATTTATATATTAGTTAGAAATTTAATTATTTGAATTAAAAAATACTTGAGTATTTGGATTTCTTCTTATTGGTTGAATTCTTTCAAGAGGTTGAGGATTTTGCCTAAAAATTATTACTATATCAGTTCTTCCTATTAATGAAGTGCTTTCGGTATTATCATCATTAGTAATTAATACATCGATTTTTTGAAGTTCTATATCATTATAATTATTTAAATCAATCCAATTAAGAAGGTGAGCTGAATCGCAATATACTAATTTATCATTTAAATGCCTAGCTCCTCCATCTACGCAAAGAGTTGATACTACTGCTATTGTTTTATTTTGAGTAGATTTAACTCCATTTTGGGATTGAATAGGTAAATTTGTAAGTTGAATATGATTACTAAAAACTGCTTCATCTAAAGATATTGTATTAGTTCCATTAGATTCAAAAGCTTCCCATATTTCTGCTGGTATTGTTGTAGGATTATTATTTAAAACCAAAACCCCATCAAGAAATCCTATTTGCTTACCGAATTGAGTATTTGGCGTATCTGACTGAAACATAGGATTACCATACCAGTCCTGAACTAGGTCTAATTGTCCTAGGTCTGAAATTGGATTCATTACTAAATTTAGTTGCGTTTCAGGAATTCCATCTAAAACTTTAAATATTTCTGGCGTTAATGTTCCTAATTTAACTGAATTTCGGGCTGGTGTTTGACTTCTAGCTAATAATGAAGAATTACCATATTGTCCTTTCATAAACTCAAAAGCCGTAGGTAAAGAATTAAATTCATCTGCTCCAGGGACAAAATCAGCTATATTTTCTGCGTATCTATAAGATTTTTTAGAATTAAAGAATCCTTTTTTCGCGGCATAATTTAGATTTGTAAAATTATATTCAACTAATCCTACATCACCCATATATTTAGGTATAAAATAAGCGTCATTATCATAAGGGGCGGGTTGATTCATATCGTAAAGTGTAATCCATCTATCTCTTGGGTCTGGGCTAGATACACTTACAAAAGGTTCAGGGACAGGGTTTCTAATAATATCAGTTTCAGGGTCATAAGTTCCTACAAAACCATCGACAGATAAAGTATAATCAACCGCCATAGTATAAGGGGAAGTCCATCGAAATCTAAAAAATAATTGAGATGCTCTTCTACCTGCTGTTATTCCAGTTCCGCAATTTATTGTAGTAGTCCAAGCATTTGCTAATTCTAGTAAATTAATTACTATTCCTGGGGCTACTTCAGTATAAGAAGAATCAATTAAAGTTCCTCCACCACCTACAGCACCTTGAGGCGTTAAAACCTTTACACTTAAATCTAATCTTCCTCCTGCGGCAAAAATATCGCAACCTAATAAATAACGGCAAGTAGCATCAAAGGGTTTAACATCACTACTAGAATTATTTAAATCTACATTTTCCATATATCCCCTTACTGGGTCTGGTTGCGGGTAATAACTATTAATTAAATTTAATGATTGAACTCCAAATGATTGATTAGCAATACAACAACCTCCTATTAGTCCTGTTCCTGGAAGTGGTCCTGGAAAAGAAGTATCAGCAAACTCTTGGGGATAATTTCTAAATCCTTTAATTACATATCCATTATTAGGTAAATTATGACCTCCTCCATTTGCCGTAGCTGGTTGTCCTCCGCAATATTGTTTAATAGGGGTATTAGTGTAAGACATTCCGCAAAAACCCCATTTCCAAGACGGGACTTTTTCATTATTGGTAGGCGAATCACCAAAAGCAAAGCTAGGTAATTGATTAGCTCCAACCGCGGACTGACTAGCAGAATATCCAGTATTATAGAATCCTACACCTCCAAAAAATAAAGGGGGAACATCGACATTTTTAGGTAATTGTATTACTCCCATACCAGTCATTCTAGTTCCATCTTGTCCTGGCGGTATATTTAAATACTGGTTATTATATAATAAACTAGGATTTCCATTACTATATAATGGCGATGAAATAGCAAAATTTTCTATATCAACATCATCTACTCCAGTAGTATCGAAATTAGATAATGACCCATTATTAAAATCTTGGTTATAAACATCTTGAGCGGGTTTAGGGACGCAAGTAATATCTACCTTATCGTCCTCTCTTAATAAAAGATTCCAACCATAATCAAATTGTCTTTGATTAATACCTTGATATACTGATACTGCTGAAGTATTATTAGTATAAGTATCATTATTCGAATATTGATTCAACAATCTAGCTACATTAAATAAATATTGTTTCCAATTCTCATTAGAACTCTCTGGTAAATGTATAGGTATTGTAGGATTAAGTTCAGGCATTCCACTTAATTGATATATAGTAGAAGCTGAAACCTCTCCATTATCAATAACATTAAAACTCGATTTAATATAAGCTACTTGAGAATTTTTCTTTATTTTTATTGGATTTGTAAAATAATTACTCCATCGATATGGAAGTAAATGCTGGTCTTGAGCTGCTGTAGATGTATCTCTACTTTGGTCGTCATTTTTCAAAAAAACTAAACTCATTTTATTATATAATTCTAATATATAATAAAAATGTTTAAACCTATTAAACAATCTAAAAAACCAAAAACTTTTAAAAATTCATTTAAATCGATTTCTAATGAAAACGCAGAATGTATCGATGGAAAAATTTGTAAAGGTTCTGATTATGTAGCAAAATATATATCAAAGAAAAAACCTAAAAAACAATTACCCAAAGATTCAAAAGTTTTTGTTTCTAAATAAATTTCTTCGTTTAATTTAAGAAAAATTAATATCTTTATAGAATATATAGAAATGAGTTCAAATAGTATAAATTATGATGACGAACCTAATTTTTTCGATAATGCTGAAGTAATGGTTCAAATGAATGATATAGAAGGGGAAGCAATATTTATTAATAAAGAACCTGATTATATTCAACCAGATGAATTTAATTTACAATCTTTAAGCAAAAATGAATTAATAGAAAAATTAGAAACAATTAAAATTAATAAAAGAAAATATATAAGAAAATATCAGAAAACTAATAAAGGAAGAATTAAAACAAGAGAAGCAAGTAAAAAATATTACCACCAAAATAGGGAAGCGATTTTACAACGAAAAAAGTTTTTATACCAACAGAAAAAATCTTTAAATAACTAACTGAAAACATATTAATATATATAAATATTTTAATATGATTTATCTCAAAAATATATTAAGTTAATTTTAATTGAAAAATTTAATTTAGAAAAATATCTAACTTAATTATATAATGGAATTTTCGGCAAGTCAATACGATAAAACAATCCCTAGTAAATCTACTATTGTCCCTTCGCAAAATCAACTCGAATACGAAGCAGGACAAACAATTAATTTCGAAATACCTGATTTTATGGGATTTATAGACCCAAGACAATCATATCTTAAATTTAAGGTAAAAGCAACCTGTTCTTCTCCCGCAACCTTTAGTAAAAGGTGCGGAATACAAAGTATTATCAATAATTTGCGTTTGTATGATGGAACTATGTCCCATTCTCTAGAATCAATTCAATCGTATGGTGAATATGTAGCTAAAGTTAGTCATTTCGAGGAAAATGATTCAGTAAAAAATAAAAGGGCTTTACTCGAACTTTTAGAACCATCTTCTAGAGATTATGGTAATGAAGGAAATGATAATGACCCTTCTGTAGTTTTTAATCATTCTCAATTAAGTCATACCTATAAAACGGGAAATTTCGATTTTAATTCTGGAACAACTAATCGAAATGAAGATTCTACCCCTACAACCTGCGAAGTTGCTATGAAATTACATTCAGGAATTCTCGGTGGGGATAGAATGTTTCCTGCTGCTTTGAGTTCGGGATTAAAATTAGAGCTTGATACTAATCCTGCTGGAAAATGTCTTGAACTTTGGTCTGGTGCTGGTATTGTTAATGATACAGGTGAAGTAATAACTAATATTAATGACCCTGGTTATGTAAAAGGTTCTTGTAGATTTGGTATTTCTTCTGCTCTTCCTAATACTGCTAATCCTTTAGTTAGTGTTGTTCTTAATGTCGATTCTGTTAATGGAACGGCTCAAACTGCTACGACTAATGCTATACCTGCTGGTGCTTTAGTTGCTGGGGCTAAAATTGTTAGAAATGGTGCTGTTGGTGCTTCTAATTTAGTTGTAGGAAGAAATCTTTATGGTTGGACTTCTGGCGACCCTACTGCCGTTCCTGCTACTTTACCTGTATGGTCTAATATGGGTGTTATTGTATCTCTAGCTTATAATGGTGGTGCTGGTGCGGCTGCTATTGAACTTACAATTACTCTCGATGGAAGTGGTGCTAATGGTGATTTATTTCAAGGTGGTGCTGGTGTTGGTGGTGCTAATTATACTCTAGCAAATACTTGCGGTATTAGAAAAACTGATGCTATTAAAATATGTAAATATGTATTATCTGATATTGAATTGGTTCTTAAAACTTGTAGTCCTCCTGCTGCTTATGTCGATAAATTAAGAAAACAAGTTCTTACGGAAGAAGGTATGGAATTTGACTATATGACCCCAACAACCTATAGAAATAATATACCCGTTGGTGAAGCTGTAAGTCAGATAAATATTCCTGCCTTAAATGAAAGAGCTAGTGCTATTATGGTATTACCTTTGAATAATGGTTTAACGGAAGATTTAGCGACAGATAATTTAGCGACTACTCTTGATTCCATTAAAGATTACCAATTTATAGTTAATGGTAGGTCGCAACCTACTAGACGAGTCCCCTGCTCTAAATTAAATCTTACTCCTCCTATTCGAGAACAGGTTCAGCTTTGGGAAACTGAAAAAGCATTAACATCTAGTAAAGTTTTCGTAAGAAATCTTAAAAGACCTGATGATAATTTTATGTTTGCTCGAGCTTTAGGACGATATGGCGGTTATTATAATTTAAAAAGTGATGGAAATATTTCTTTAAGAACTCAAGGTGCGGGGGCTGTTAATAAATTAATGGTTAGTTATGTTAATGGATTGAGGCGTTTAGTTGTTAGTAAAGATGGTATGAGAGTTGATATGTAAATAATCATATATAGTAAAGTTAAAAGTTTATATTTTGTTTTAAATAAAATAAAATATATATTATAATTATATAATGGCTTATAGAAGAGAATTAATTCAAATCCGACCGACTAATCTTGGAAATGGTGTCTTTGGAAGTAGGGCTGGTCTTCCCCAGATAATCTTCGAAATTCCGCAAGTTCCAAAAATTTGTAATGGAAAGAGTTTAAAAATCTCGGGTAAATTTAAAGCTCAAGCTTCTACTGGTGTAGCTCCCAATAACGCATCTCAATTTTTTCAACAAGTAGCAGCAAATACGGATAATATTGTTTATATGGACGGAAGAACAGGTATATCCAGTTGTTTCGATGTTGTAAGTATTCAATCACTTTCTAACGGACAGACCTACGAAAATATTAAAAATTATAATCGTCTTTGTTCGAGTATAATGCCTTTGAATGAATCTATTAAGAGTTATTTAAATGGTGGTATTGATGGACTTTACGGGGGTTTATCTAAAGAAGTTTCAACCGCAGCAAAATGCGATAAACAATTTTCATTTGCTACTCCATTATGGTGTGGATTCCTCCAAGGTTCTCCTATAGATTTAAATTTAGTCGGTGGAATTCGCATAGTAATTTCATTAAGTCCTGATAATTTTGTTTTAAGAAATAATAAATGGCGATTTGCTACTAATCAAGGGGGTCAAGCTAATGGTGGTGCTTTTTATGAATTATCTGATATGATGCTTACATTTGAAGCAGAAGTTCCTGACGCAGAAGGGCAAGAAGCTATGATGAGTAATATGAATGGTGCTTGGGAATATAATGCTTATAGTTCTTTTTATAATGTTATTCAATCTAACGACCATAGTGCGATTCTTAATATTAATACAGGTAGAACTATTGCTACTATTGCTAATATTATACCTTCATCATTTTTAAATAATTATAATTATAATTCATCTTGGGCTACTCAATTGCTTACAGAAGATACAGCAGGAACATTAAAAAATAGAATTACTATGACTGATTTTACACTAACTAAAGGTGGTCTTCGTATTCCGCTCGATTTTGAAGTAGATTCTGAAGATTCGCAGAAAAATGGAACTTGTTCTTCGGCTAAAAATTTCGAAGAACTTAATGCTATTAGACCTGTATGGAGTTTATCTAATTTTGAAAAATCGCCTACTACAGAATTATCTTTAGCTCTAGGAAATGTTGTAGCCGCAGGACAAGCTCAAGACCAAGCTAGACATTCTTTACAAGAACAATATTCAGTATGTTTAGAAGATAAAATTAAGTGTGATAATTTTGGAGTTGCTTACGACCATATTACTAATAATGGTTTAAATTTTAAAGGAACGCCTCTAGGTTTAAGAATTCAATCTATTGCCCCTACTGGGACATCGATGAAACCGCATTCACTCTTTCTTTATATTAAACATAAAAATACTATAGTTTTTAATAATGGTTTAGTTAATGTTGTATCTTAAGTTAAAAAAATATATATTTAAAAAATTTAAATTTAATTTAAAATTTTATATTATCTAATATTATAATATAAAATGAATAAATCTTCAGGCAAACAATTACCCGCAGTTTTAAGAACTGATGTTTATGATGTTCCCGTAGGACAAGATATTAATACTGACCTTCTTTACCCTGTTAATATTTCTCAACAGGGAGCAAAATTCGTATTTCCGCGTAAAGGTGTTCTCGATTCGAACTCGCAAATTAATATATCCCAAACTTGTAATCAGATTGCTGGTGATGAAACAAAATGTTATTTACCTACTTCTACTGGTGCTTTGGCTATGGTTCGTAGAGCTTGGCTTACAATTGGAGGTCGAAGAGTATCTACTTTAGACCAAGTAGGACATTATAATACTTGGAAGCGTCTTCATTTTAGTAATGAATATAGAGAAGGTGTAGCTATGCCTAAACAGGGTGGTAATGATGTTTTTGTTGGTTCTACTGGTAAAGATATAGTTGCTGTCGGTGCTGTTGATGCTACTTCTGTTAAGCAAAGAGGTTTTCTTGCTAATGCCCCCAATACTGGAGCTGGTAATGGTGTTTTAGGTAGAATTGGAACAGAATATAGTAAAGACCCTGCTACAGGACTTCAAAGAAATACTGCTGATAAAACAACGGATTCTAGTGATTTAATTACTTCTAATGCTGCTACAACCCCTAATTATGCTATTGGATTATCTCAACTTATACCATTTTTGGTTGGAGTTCAGTTGCCTCTTTTTGCTATTGCTGAAGAAGTTGCCTTGAATGTTGAGTGGGCTACTAGTGAATTCGGTCATCGATTTTGCGTCCCTCAAGCCCAATTAGCAAATCAAAATAATATTTTTTCTACTATTGTAGAAAATGATGTTTATATAATGGCTGATTATATGTTTTTCCCCGCTCAAATGGAAACCCTTCAAGAAGAAATAATGGAAAAAGGTGGTTTTGATATACCTTACGATGAGATTCAAGTTCAAGAAACTACTACTGCTGTTTTAACTCAAGGTTCTATTACTACTGAAATTCAATTGCCTCTAGGTGGTAAGGTGTTAAAATCTGTTGTAGTTCAACAGGAAATTACTGATGGAGCTGACGAAGGACTGGTTAATGTTGGTAGATATAATTCTATGGCTTTAAGACAAGGACAAAGTGTTAATTTAACTATTGAATCTAGACCTTTTTATGCTAATTCTATTTCTAATCCTTCTCTTCAATTATCTGAAGCTAATGCTATTGAAAGCGGTATTCCTCTTCAATTATGTATGTATAAATATTCTTGGGATAATCAAGTTAATGCTTTTGGGGTTGTAGATAAAGCTGGAATAACTGATAGAACATTTAACGGACATATTTCTTTAATTGAAATGGGTTCGCAATTTTGGACTGGTGTAAAACTCGAAAATATGTCTGGAAGAGGTATTAGAATGTCTAATCTTCCTGCTATTTTTACTAGACGAGCTACACTTGACGCTACTAACCCTGATATAGGGAAACAACATCGATTAAGATTTTTCTGTAAAACGGCTAGAATGCTTAATATATCTGGTGGTATTGTAAATATGATTGAGTAAATTAAAATATATATACTTATTATATAATGCCTGACGGAATGGGAACTTATGGAAAAAAGGTTGGAAGACCTAAAAAAACTATTAGTAGAACTAAAAAAAGTAAAGCTCAAAAATCTACTCATTCTTCTTCGATGACTTATCGGTCATTTATGGCTAAACATCGAAAAATGGGTAAATCTATGAAAGAAATCGGTGCTGCTTGGAGTAAAATGAAAAAATAAATATCAATATAATATATAAATGCCCTATCAAGTTAAAAAGATTGGAAATATTTATAAATTATATAATCTAAAAAAAAAAGAATATGTAAAAGTTAATTTTAAATCTAAAGATTCTGCCTTTAAAGCTGGAATAAATTATATGAAATATAGAAAGGAAAAACCATATATTAGCGGTAATAAGATTTTAAACAAAAATAAAAAATAGTCATATTATAATATGAGTTATACTATAACTAATTATACTAGAACTCAAGCTAAAAAACTTGGTGTTATAGTTAAAAGAGCTACTAATAAAAAGAAAAAAATAGATGTTTTTAAAAATGGTAAAAAAATCGCAAGTGTAGGAGCAATCTCGTATTCTGACTATCCTACTTATATTAAAACAAAAGGTAAAGAATTTGCTAATAAACGAAGAGTTGCGTATAAAAAAAGACATCAAAAATATAGAAATATTAAGGGAACAAATTCGTATTACGCTGATAAATTGTTATGGTAAAATAAAATATTTATATATAATAATATAAAATGAATTCTACTTCAGTTTCAACAACAAATAGCCCGTATGAATATTCTACAATAATTTTAGCAGTTTTATTTTTTACATCAGAAGTTTTACCATATATTAAAAAAAATAAAGGTAATGGTATTATGGAAACATTAGTATGTTTATTAAGAGGTAGTTCTTGTATGGCTGAAAAATTAGCTGATACATTAGAAAAAAGAGAAAAAGAAACCCCTGAAAATAAAGTATAAAAAAAAAAAAATATATTAATTAAGTATATAGATGAATCGTTATATGAATGGAATGGGTTCTTACGAAGCTGGTGCTAGTCAGATTAATCAAAATATTTCTAATTATCGTAGCGATGTCGATAATATTAAAACTATGAATAAACAATTAGTTCAATCTGCGGAACAGACAATAGATTTAGATGCTTTAAGAAGCGTCGGTAGTGAAATTGGTATTAGAACTCTGAAAGGTATTGCTGGAAAATATGGTGGTAAATTATATTCGGCAAAAATGGGAAATAGGGGTTCTTTAGAAGATTGGGATAAAAATTTAGGTAAGAAAGCTACTAGATTTGCTAAAAGAAAATTAGGAATCGCTGGTGATGAAGCTGAAGTTGCGGAAACTGGTGAAGGTATAGAAATGGGTGATTTATCAAAACCTAGTAGTAGTGGTGGTAGTGGTAGTGGTGATGCTGGTGGCGATGCTGCTGCCGATGGTGATGCTGCTGCGGACGAAGGTGCTGGAAGTTTTGAAGATTTTATGAGTAATTTTAAAGTCCCTACTTTAGATAATGGAGATATTGATTTTGATACAATTAATAGAAATCAAGCTTCTAGTAGTGGAGAAACTAAAGAACCAGATGATATTGATAACCCCAAAAATAGAATAATAGATGACGATGATTTAAGACCGCAGGGTAATATGGGAGATTTAGCTGATGCTGGTGATGATGCTACTAAAGCTGCCGCTGATGCTGCTAAAGCTGCTGCTGATGGTCTTTCTGATGGTGCTGCCGCTGTTGGTGATGCTGCTGGTGATGCTGCTAAAGCCGCTGCTAAAGCTGCTGCGGATGCTCTTGCCGATACTGGAACTAGTGCTTTAGCTAGTGGTTTAGAGGGAGCTGGTTCATTACTCGATGCTACTGGAGTTCTTGCCCCTGTTGGTCTTTTGGTTCAGGGAATTGGTGCGATAGTTGAAGGAGGTGTGGTTATAAAAGGTGCGGAGGACGCCTGGGATTGGTTTAAACAAGATATTTTAGGTGATAAACCTAAAGTAAATTTAACTGCTATACCAAAACAACTTCCTTCATTAGCTCAAAAAGGTCGATTAATTCAACCTTCCTACGATACAAATATGGATTTACCAAGTTCGGCGGGTGGTTGGTAATTTTTGAAACGCACTAAATATTTTTAATCCTTTAGGAAAAAACGGAATTTTGGGACAATATCTTTTTATTAAGAAAAAAACATATAGAAATATATAGAAATTAATTTTTATTAAGAAATTAATTTTTATTAAGAGTTTTAATTTAATTTAATTTATTTAGTGCGGTTTAAATTCTAATATTATTTTCCTCATATATATTATAAAATGAATACAAACGGAAATAATCAAAACTCTAAAAATTTAATATCTAATGATATTATAATGCCTACCTCTAAAAGATTACCAACCTTTATTGGTATTTCTAACAACAATACGATTAGCAAAGCTAGTCAAAGAAAAATTAGAAAAACTTTCGACATCTCTTTCGTAGGTAAATCCAAAAAACAACAGAAAAAAATCTTACGAGATTATGGAAAAAAAAGAAAAAATGGAAAACGCTTTAGAAGTGTAAAAGACGCTTACTATTATTTATCAAATACTTATAATGATAAAGTAGAAATTCAAAGAGAAAAAATTAGAGAAAAAAGAAGAGTAAATAAAAATAAACAAAGAAGAGCTGTAAGACAATTAACAAAATTAGAAAGACAATTAATCAGATTCGATACTACTGGAATGAAAACTTTTGAAGTAAAATTTAAAGATATGAATATGGAGCAAGTTCTTAAACAAGTTGTAAAAACTTTAAATGGTAAAAATGTAGTTCTTAAATTATCTTATGATAATAAAAACCCTTTCTTTTATACATTAAATTCTACCAATATTGCTAGATTATTAGAAATTATAAATAATTCTACTATTGACGGCGATTATGTTATGAATGCTGCTGGAAGTGATGCTGAATTTTTTGCTGATTTTAGTCATATTACAAAATTCGAAGTTCAAAAAGTTCAAGAACTAGATTTCCTTAAAACTGGAAAAGCTAAAGAAAATTCTACTGGTGGATTTTTCAAATATGTAAATAAAACTCATTTCGATTTAAGTCGCTATGGTATTTATAAAATAGTTAATCCTAAAAATTATAAAGATAATTGTCTAATTAAAGCTTTAAGAGCTGGTGGATTAGATGACGATAGATTAAACGAATTAAAATCTTTTGTAGTTAATCGATATGTCCCTCAATCTAAATTAAGACAAATAGCTGAATCTTTAGATATTAAAATTATTGTTAAAAAAGAAGATAGTTCAAAGAAAAACTCTGTTTATGGTAATAATGATGATGAAATATTTAAAATTGGAGTTTTAGATAAACATTATTTTCTTATTGAAGATATACAATTAACTAGATATTCTATACAACATTATAAAGAATTACAGGAGGTTTTCCCTGCTAATGATTTTAATAATGTATTTAAAAAACAGGGTAAATATTATAAAAGAAGTAATGATAGATTCACTAATAGTTATAAAGTTATTAAAGATTTATTAGAATTCAAAGATACTTTATTAGAACCTATATGTTTTACTCAAGAGATATTACAAACGCAATTTTATGATGAAGCTTTTGATTTAGATAATTTAAATTATAGTAGTAAGTGTGCTGTAGAAAATGGTGTTAGATATAATAAAGATGGTAGTGTAATGAGTCAAGAACAATTAGATTTTATCGAAGAACTTAAATTTAAAAATGCCGAATCTTATACTAATGTATTCTTTGATTTTGAAACATACTGCGAAGAAATAAATGGTAATAAAGTTCATATACCTTATTTAGTTTGTTGGGGTTTTGCTGATGGAGATGTTAATACTGCTGTAGGTAAGAATTGCGGTAAAAAAATGTTAGAATGGTGTTCTAAAAATTGTCCTGTTATTCCTGTTGATTTATTCGATGATAAAGGTAAGGTAATAAAAAAATATCAAAATGATAAAGTTAGAATTAAATTAATAGCTCATAATGCTGGATATGATTATAGATTTATTAATAAATTTTTATTTCAATTAGACCAAAAAACTAAAGGTTCTGGATTAATGAATGCTAGAGGTTTATTTATGAATAAAAATAAAAAAATTATGGAGGTTGAAGTAAAAGATAGTTATAAAATTATTACTATGCCGTTGAGTGGATTTGGTAAATGTTTTAATTTACCTGTAAGTAAGGAAGTAATGCCTTATAATTTATATAATATTAATACTATTACAAAAGGTTGGATTCCTATTCATACCGCAAAACCTCATCTTAAATCTAATGAAGAATATGAAACTCTTCGTAAAAATTGTAAAAAATGGGATATTTTAAAAGTTATAGATGGTGTTGAATTATTTAATATTATTACTTATTCAATCGAATATTGTAAATTAGATATTATTGTTTTAAGAATGGGTTATAATAAATTTAGAGAATGGATTAAACAAGAATGTAATATAGATATTAATGGGGTCTGGACTATTGCGTCTTTAGCTGATAAATATTTACATCAACAAGGTGTTTATAAAGGTGTTTATAAATTATCTGGTCTTCCTAGAATTTTTATTCAAAAGTGTGTAGTTGGTGGTAGAACTATGTGTAGAGATAATATTAAATATTGGAAGGGTAAAGGTAATAAAAAATGTAAAATAGCAGATTTTGACGCGTGTAGTTTGTATCCCGCCAGTATGGTAAGATTAGGCGACGAATATGGTGGGACTTTGAAAGGAAAACCAAAAATTATTCAAGAACATACTAAAAAGTTTTTAGATTCTGTTGATGGTTATTTTGTAAAAGTTAAAATTACAAAAGTAAAAATTCATCGACATTTTAGTTTAATAAGTCAAATAAATGATAAAGGTGTTAGAGTTTTTCATAATGAAATGGTTGGTGAATATTTTTATATGGATAAAACTGCTTTAGATGATGCTATTAAATTTATGGGTATTGAATTTGAAGTTATTAAAGGTTATTACTATGATGAAGGTCGTAATCCTAGAATTAAAAAAGTATTACAATATCTTTATGATACTAGATTAAAAAAGAAAGCTGAAAAGAATCCTATTCAAGTAGTTTATAAATTAATTATGAATAGTTCTTATGGTAAATCTATTTTAAAACCAATTAATACAGAAGAGAAAATTATTGATGGTGAGGAAAATGCTCTTAAATATATTCAGAAAAATTATAATAAGGTTGTAGAATATAATAAATTATGGAATTGTAATAAATATAGAATTAAAGTTCATAAAGCTATTAACGAACATTATAATAATGCGGCTGTTGGTGTTGAAATATTATCGATGAGTAAAAGAATTATGAATGAAGTAATTTGTCTGGCTGAAGATGAAAATTTAAAAATATATTATCAAGATACTGATTCTATTCATATTGGGTATGATGATGTAGCAATATTAAAAAAATCTTTTACTAAAATGTATGGTAGGGAATTAGATGGTAAATTATTAGGACAATTTCATATTGATTTTGATTTAAAAGTAGGTGATGATAAAGCTACAGCTGAAAGTATTATAAGTGAAGAATTTATAGCATTAGGTAAGAAATGTTATATCGATAGTTTGGTAGGTAAAACTAAAGAAGGAAAAGTAATTAGAAATTATCATATAAGAATGAAAGGTGTCCCTAATACAACTATTCATTATACCGCTAAAGTTGCTGGTATATCAGTATTACAATTATATAGAAATATGTTTCGAGGAAAAGCTTATGAATTTGATTTACTCGAAGGCGGGGCAAGATGTAATTTTAAATTTGGAAAGGATGGTAGTATTACATCGATGAATAATTTTAAAAGAACACTCTCATTTTAAATAAAATATTTAAATGTTATTAATAAGATAATTATTAATAAAATTTATTTTGATACTTCAGTATCAATACTAATAGTAGGCACTATTGTTATTAAACTTTTGTTTGCTTTATAATTACCTGTAAAAAGATAATCAAAATGGCGGTCGTCAAAATCTCTAAAATTTAACCAACACTTCCTATGAACTTTACGGCTTAATTTATCATTCCATTTAGAAAATCTCTTAATAGTTTTCTTACAAAGAATACAGGTCTTTTTTTGAAAATTATTATCCATCTTATATATATAATGGAAGATATTAAAAATGTTGAAAAACCGAAAAGAACAGAATGGGAAAAAAAAAAAGCCAGAAAGAAATATATGAGAGATTATTATTTAAGAAGAAAAGGATATAAAGATAATAATTTTCAAACAAAGAAAAAGAAAAATCCAGTAAATACTTTTTAAATTAAAAAAGGT